TCCGTGGAAAGATGGGACTGGCGAACACGAAGAGATTGGTGGATAGGCTGGTAGATCTTGGCGTGGTGAAGAGGATAGAGAAGAGGGGCAGGACAGTAAGACCTGTGTACATCAACTTCAGGAACTTGGAATGATGTAAGGAAACTGTAAGGTGGTAACGTTACCACATTACACGAAACTTACAACGACTCTGGAAACGTTACCACATTACTTGAAACTTACAATAGACTGAGACTATGAAACTTGAGCAGTTAATAGAGAAATTAGAACCACATGAGTATGAGAAGTTTATGGCTCAGGTGGTGGAGTATCGGTCGGCGGTGGATCGTGAGAAGGCTCAAGATGGGTTTATGAATTATGTGAAGATGATGTGGCCCGGGTTTGTGAGTGGGAGGCATCATGCTTTGATGGCGAAGAAGTTTGAGGATATTGCAAACGGGAAAATAAAACGGGCGATCATTAATATGCCGCCGCGACACACGAAGTCGGAGTTTGCGTCTTACTTATTGCCGAGTTGGTTTCTGGGAAAGTTTCCGAATAAGAAGGTGATCCAGTGTTCGAACACGGCAGATCTGGCGGTGGGATTTGGACGTAAGGTCAGGAACTTGGTTGGGTCGGAGCAGTATGCGAAGGTGTTTCCCAACGTAGCTTTGAGGCAGGATAGTAAGGCTGCTGGCAGGTGGGCTACGAATGGCGGGGGTGAGTATTTCGCTATTGGTGTTGGGGGTACGGTGACGGGTAAGGGTGCGGATCTTTTGATAATTGACGATCCGCATTCGGAGCAAGAAGCTGCGTTAGCCGCAGGGGATCCGAGTGTTTACGACAAGGTTTATGAGTGGTACACATCTGGGCCACGGCAACGTTTACAGCCGGGTGGATCTATTGTGATTGTGATGACCCGCTGGGGGGATAGGGATCTGACAGGTAGAGTTATTAAAGATGCAGCAGGTAGAGACAAGGGTGAGGAGTGGGAGATTATTGAGTTGCCTGCTATCATGCCGTCAGGAAATCCTTTGTGGCCTGAGTTCTGGAGTATTGATGAGCTGGCTGCTTTAAGGGATGAGTTACCGGCTGCTAAGTGGAACGCACAGTACCAGCAGAATCCGACTGGTGAAGAGGGTGCGATTGTGAAGCGGGAGTGGTGGAAGAGATGGACGAAAGAGGATCCGCCGACTTGTCAGTTTATTATTCAGAGTTGGGATACTGCTTTCACGAAGGGTGAGCGGAGTGACTACTCGGCTTGTACGACATGGGGTGTGTTTTATTTGAACGAGAACAGTGAGGATGCGAATATTATTTTGCTGGATGCGTTTAAGAAGCGGATGGAGTTTCCTGAGTTGAAGGAAAAGGCGTATCAGAATTACACATACTGGGAGCCTGATGCTTTTGTGATTGAGGCCAAGGCTGCGGGTAGTCCGTTGATATTTGAGTTGAGGGCGATGGGAATTGTGGTGAGTGAATATACGCCGAGCAGGGGGAATGATAAGTTTGTGCGTATCAATTCAGTTGCTGATTTATTTAGTTCAGGTAAAGTGTGGGCTCCAGAGACAAGATGGGCTGAAGAGTTGATTGAAGAGATGGCTGCATTTCCGAATGCGCCTAATGATGACTTGGTGGACTCATCCACACAAGCATTGATTCGGTTTCGCAAGGGCGGATTTTTAAGACTTGAATCTGATGAGAGAGAAGAACTTAAAAGCTTCCGCAGAAAACACGCTTACTATTGAGGATTAAATGGACATTGCAAAATCACTTTATGCCGCGCCCCAAGGTCTTGAGGCTTTAGAAACTCCAGACTTGGAAATTGAAATTGAAAATCCTGACTCTGTATCTATTGGTATGGGTGGGGTGGAGATTACCTTAGAGCCTGAGCGTGAGAGGTCTGAGGAGGAGCAGTTTGATTCCAATCTGGCTGAATTCATGGATGAGGGTGATCTTGAGCTAGTTGGCTCCGAGATTGTTGAATTGGTTGAGGCCGACATCAACTCCCGTAAGGATTGGGTGGAGATGCTTGTCAAAGGATTGGAAGTCCTTGGCATGAAGTATGAAGAAAGAACTGAGCCGTGGAACGGAGCTTGTGGAGTTTTCTCTACGATCCTGACAGAGGCTGCGGTAAGGTTTCAATCAGAAATGATTGTGGAAACGTTTCCAGCAGCGGGGCCGGTGAAGACAGAAATCATTGGCGCTATTAATAAGTTGAAGGAAGATGCTGCTGAGAGAGTTCGTGAAGACATGAACTATCAGTTGACTGAGGCGATGCCTGAGTACAGACCAGAGCATGAGCGGATGTTATTTAACTTGGGACTGACTGGCTCGGCGTTTAAGAAGGTGTACTACGATCCGGCGCTGGGAAGACAGACCTCTATATATATACCTGCCGAGGATGTGATTATTCCTTACGGCTCAAGCGGAGCTAGGACAGCAGAGCGTGTAACTCATGTGATGCGCAAAACAAAAAATGATGTTCGTAAATTGCAGGCTGCTGGTTTTTATCGTGATGTAGATTTGGGTGAGCCGGTAGCGATTCATACTGATGTTGAAAAGAAGAAGGCCGAAGAGCAGGGTTACTCTTTGACTGACGATGATCGGTTTCAGATATATGAAGTGCAGATTGATTACGACTTGCCCGGCTATGAAGATGAAGATGAAATAGCTCTGCCGTACATCGTGTCGATTGATGTGGGTACGGGAAAAGTTTTGTCGATCTATCGCAACTACGAAGAAGAAGATGTCGTGCGATTGAAGAGACAGCATATGGTTCAGTATGACTATGTGCCGGGTTTTGGTGCTTATGGATTTGGCTACATACATTTGATTGGCGGGTATGCACGGGCAGGCACTTCACTGATTCGTCAGTTGATTGATGCGGGTACTTTGAGCAACTTGCCCGGCGGCTTGAAGTCTCGCGGCCTGCGGGTTAAGGGTGACGATACGCCCATCTCTCCCGGAGAATTTAGGGATGTGGATGTACCAAGTGGGTCTATCAAAGACAACATCATGGCGCTTCCATATAAGGAGCCGAGCCAAGTATTGGCGCTGTTGCTGGAGAAGATAACCGAAGAGGGTCGCAGGCTAGGTTCTATTGCTGACATGAAAGTCAGTGATATGAGTGCGAATGCACCTGTAGGAACTACTCTGGCTATTCTTGAGCGTCAGTTAAAAACGATGTCTGCTGTGCAGGCGCGAGTTCACTTTTCGATGAAGCAGGAATTCAAACTCCTGAAGAACATCATTCGTGATTACACGCCGAACGAATATTCATACGATCCTGAGAAGGGTGATCGCAAGGCCAAGCAAGAAGACTATGACATGGTGGAAGTGATTCCAGTGTCTGATCCTAATGCTGCAACGATGGCGCAGCGGATCATGCAATACCAAGCTGTGATTCAGTTGGCGCAACAAGCTCCGCAGATTTACAACTTGCCTCAGTTGCATCGTCAGATGATTGAAGTGTTGGGCGTGAAGAATGCTGACAAGCTGGTTCCGACAAAAGACGATCAGAAGCCACGCGATCCAATCAGCGAGAACATGGCCTTCTTGAGGGGTGAGCCGACAAAGGCTTTCATCTACCAAGATCAAGATGCGCACATTCAAGCGCACCAATCATTTATGCAAGACCCAAGCATTGCGGCGACCATTGGACAAAATCCTATGGCGCAGCAAATGCAGGCGGCGATCATGGCGCACATTGCAGAACACTTGGCATTCAAGTATCGCAAGGATGTCGAAGAACAGGTTGGAGTTCCATTACCTAACCCAGATGCTGAGTTGCCAGAAGATGTTGAAGTTCAACTTTCTCGTTTGGTGGCTCAAGGGTCACAACAGTTGATGCAGAAAAATGCAGCGCAGGCTCAACAAGCACAAGCTCAACAGCAAGCTCAAGATCCGCTTATTCAGATTCAGCAAGCAGAGTTGCAAGTCAAGCAAGCTGATGTGCAGCGCAAGACGCAAAAAGATCAGGTGGATTCGCAGCTTGCAATGCAGAAATTGCAGCTTGAAAAACAGAAAATTGAGGCGGAGATTTTAAGAGAATCTAAGCGACTTCAGTCACAAGAGTTGCAGACCAAGGCCAGAATCCAAGCGGATATGACGGCCCGTCAGTTGGATGCAATGACAAAACCAAGGAAGGCTGAGTAATGGATCAAAAGCTTGCCGAGATTTTGAACAAGAAAATTCAAGAACACATTAACCAACATTTAGGAGTGCTGAGTGATGGCGTAGCTAAAGACTACGCTCATTACAAAGAGCTGTGCGGAGCAATCCGGGGTCTGCAAACCGCACAGATGGAAATAAATGACCTTGTGCGGAAACTAAAGGATGTTGATGATGACTGAGTTTGATGTTCAAGCTGTTGATCTGTCGGGTATTTTGAATACCTCGGCGGAGGAAAAAGCGAAGCAAGTACCTGATCCTGTGACTTACCACATTCTGTGCGTTCTTCCAGAGGTGGATGAGGAGTATGAGAGTGGTCTTGTTAAGGCTGGGCAAACGATTCACTATGAAGAGCTGCTGTCACCAGTGCTTTTTGTGGTGAAAATGGGGCCAGATGCCTTCAAAGATGAGAAACGCTTCCCGAGCGGCCCATCTTGTAAGGTGGGAGACTTTGTGTTGGTACGTCCCAACACTGGTACTCGCATCAAAATCCACGGGAAAGAGTTCAGAGTAATCAATGATGACTCTGTAGAGGCCGTGGTTCAAGACCCTCGCGGCATTTCCAGAGCATAAGGAGGGAAAAATGGAAAAAACAGAGTACAAATTCCCCGATGAGATGGACAAAAAGCCCAAAAAAGCGTCAGAAGATGACGATTTCAAGGTTGAAATTGAGGGTGAGGGTGAAACTGAGATAGAAATTGTCGATGACACGCCCAAATCTGGCAAAAAGATGGAAGATCCTCCCAAAGATATTGATGAGGACGAGTTAAACAGCTATGGCGAGAAGGTTCGGCGCAGGATTCAGCACTTGCAAAAGGGCTATCACGAAGAAAAGCGCAAAGCAGAGCAAGCTCTCATGGAGCGCGAAGAGGCGATCAAGGCAGCTCAGACCATAGTTGAAGAAAACAAAAAACTCAAGGGTTCTTTGAATCAGGGGCAGACAGCACTTCTTGAACAAGCCAAGAAAACAGTGGCTTCTGAGATGGAAGATGCTCGGAGAAAGTACAAGGAAGCGTATGAATCGGGAGATTCTGAGGCTCTTGTCAATGCTCAGGAAAATTTGACCTCCGTCAAGATAAAACTTGACAGAGTGAATAATTTTAAGCCTACCCCTTTACAAGAAGATCGAGTTGATGTAAAAATACCTCAAGTTCCCAGTAATGCCTACGATGCGAAAGCAGAAGATTGGCGTAAACAGAACAAATGGTTTGGGCCGGACGATGAGATGACCAGTTTTGCGCTTGGACTCCACAACAAGCTGGTCAAAGGTGGAGTAGATCCGACATCAGACGAATACTATGAGAAGATAAATTCTCGTATGCGACAAGTATTCCCAGAGAACTTCGAATCTGAGGAATCCGCTGCTGAACCTGAGAAGGTTGAGAAGCGAACTAAATCGAATGTGGTTGCGCCAGCAACGAGAAGCTCTACCCCCAAAAAGGTAACGCTAACTCAAACCCAAGTAAACATCGCCAAACGACTAGGTGTTCCATTGGAACTCTATGCGCGTAAGGTTGCGGAACAAATGAGGAACTAAAAATGACAGATGCAAATCAAAACCGCGCAAAGCGCGAAACCGAAAGCCGTGCAGCAGCCGAGCGTCCAAAAAAATGGTCGCCTCCCCAACTTCTGCCTGATCCTCATCCAGAGGAAGGGTATGCGTTCCGTTGGATCCGTCTAGCTACACTTGGCACAGCAGATGCGTTGAATATTTCCTCAAAACTTCGTGAAGGCTGGGAGCCTGTCAAGGCATCAGAACACCCCGAAATCATCTTGATGAGTGGTCAAGCTAACCGCTTTCCAGACAGTATTGAGATCGGTGGATTGTTGCTTTGTAAGACACCAGTTGAATTTACTAAGGATCGTGATGCGTATTTCGCTAACCAAGCGGATGCACAGATGGCCTCAGTAGATAACACTTTTATGCGCGAGAACGATCCTCGGATGCCTATGTTCAAAGAGCGTAGTTCTAAGGTGAGTTTTGGCAAAGGTCTTTAATTTTTTTGGAGCTTAAAACATGGCTTACCCCACTGTCTCAGCACCCTACGGTCTAAAGCCAATCAATTCAATTGATGGCAAGCCCTATGCAGGTGCTTTTCGGCAGATTCCCGTTGCTGCTTCTTTTGGCACTGCTATCTTCTTTGGAGATACAGTTCAAATTGACGGCACTGGCTATCTGATTAAATCAACTTCTACCAATGCTGGCACTATTGTTGGCGTTTGCGTAGGCGGTTCATATGTCAACTCCAGCGGTCAAACCGTTGAGGGCCAGTACATCCCTGCATCCGTATCAACTACAACCAACTATGCTTATGCGTATGTTATAGATGACCAACAAGCGCTTTTCAAAGTTGCTGTTGTTTCTTCTGGAACAACCATGAGTACAGCGGCTCGCGCCGATGTTGGCTCTAACGTGGCATTGGTTCTTAACGCTGGTAGCACTACCACTGGCAATTCGGCCTTTGCTGTAACTTTAACGGGTGCTGGAACTACTTCCACTATCCCAATTCGTGTGATCGATGTTGTGCCTGAAACCGCTACTGCGGCAGATGCCTTCACCGAGCTGTTGGTGAAAATCAACGCACACCAGTACAACAACACCACTGGTGTCTAAGGAGTAACTTAAATGGCTATTTCACGCGCACAACTATTGAAAGAACTGCTCCCCGGATTGAACGCTTTGTTCGGTTTGGAGTACGCTAAGTATGGCGAGGAACATAAAGAGATTTATGAAACCGAAACCTCTGAGCGTTCGTTCGAAGAAGAAACGAAACTGTCTGGTTTCTCTGCTGCACCTGTCAAAAACGAAGGCTCTGCCATCGCTTACGACAATGCGCAAGAAGCATGGACTGCTCGTTACAACCACGAAACCATCGCAATGGGCTTCTCCATCACTGAAGAAGCAGTGGAAGACAACTTGTATGACAGCTTGTCTAGCCGCTACACCAAAGCATTGGCTCGCGCTATGGCTTATACCAAGCAGGTCAAGGCCGCTTTTGTGTTGAACAATGCGTTCACCACAACAGTGACTTACGGTGACGGCGTTACCTTGTGTAGCACCGCACACCCACTGATCTCTGGTGGCACAAACAGCAACCGCCCAACTACCGGCGCTGACTTGAATGAGACTTCTCTTGAGAATGCTGTCATTCAAATCGCCGCTTGGACAGATGAGCGCGGTTTGTTGATCGCTGCCAAGCCTAAGAAGCTGGTCGTTCCTCCTTCTTTGATGTTCGTTGCTACTCGTTTGTTGGAAACCGAACTCCGTGTCGGTACAGCTGACAATGACATCAACGCATTGAAGAACAACGGCTCCATCCCTGAAGGCTATACAGTCAATCACTATTTGACTGATACCAACGCATGGTTCCTGATGACTGACGTTCCTAACGGTCTGAAGCACTTCATCCGTACTCCGCTGTCTAACAGCATGGAC